GGGTAGAAGACACGGGACTCAATAATTTTTTTAATGTCACCAAAATTGCCAAACTTGACGAAGGAATCATCTTTCTGAGGAATAAGGTTTTGTTCAACAGCAGGCATTGCAGGAGGTGCCTGATAAGTTTGCTCAAGTTTTTCTTGCACTGTCAGATTCCACTTACCACGACCAACTTTGCAATCAGCAATCTTGTTAGAGATGGTTTGGTAGTTACAATCATTCATTGCACACCAAGCACGGATATCTGCACTAGTGACAGATTCACCATAAGTCTCTTGAAGAGAGGCGATGATGCTTTGCTTGGACAGTCCCATTGGGTTGTTTGTTTGAACTGAAGTAATTATACAATAAAAAAGGGGGTCCGAAGACCCCCTATGTGCCAGTTTACAAACTGGTTCACTCACCCTCTACATCTTTAAGTTCTTTGATCAGAGAGTCCTTGCTATGGCGTCTATCGAGTTCAATACCAATAGTTCTACCATACTTTTCAAGTTCTTTCTTATTCATGTCTTCCAGAACAGGTGCCTTTTTAGCAACTGGTGCAGGTGCTTCTACAACAGGTTCTGGTGCAGGTGCTGGAGCGGGAGTATTACCCCTAATTAAATCTCCGAATTTACTCATCAGTTTTCCTCCTTTATGATTTTTATTTAGGATCTCAAGCAACCGTTTTAGTGGTTGATTTTTTCTGTGCCTTTTTAACAGGAACAACAGGTGCATGTGGTGCCCTGTTCATCCCAGCATCTCTCATTGCATCTCTCATAGGATACTCACCAGCATCACTGAATGGTCTTCTATTTCCTTCAATAATTTCAGTTCTTTCCTCATCGGTGAGGTCAAGCATCTTAGCGAGTGCTTCCTCTTCGGTGAGACCCTCTTCAATGAAGTGACCCTTGATGATGTCAAAGAGGTCTGCATCATCCTTATAATACTCAACGTTCTTTGCGTTTTCAGGGGTTCTCTTAGGAAGTTGATACCCACCTTTTTTGGGTTCTTCCTTACCCATTCTTGCCTTCATACCAGGATCAGCAGCAGTTTTTTCTTCTGCTACTACTTCACCAACCTTAGCAAGAGCACCCATGATGCCCTCATCAATTGCTTTAGGTTCTCTTTCTTCGTAAACTTTAGAATAAGTTTCCATAAGGGATGCTGCTCCCTTTCCTGTCATACGTTCCATTGGATCTCCGTTTTTAAGTGGTTGTTTTTTATTTGCCTTTGCAACAGGTGTTGTAGTTGCACCAGTAGTGCTTGGGGGAGCAGTTTTTGGTGTTGGGTTTGCTGCAGGAGTTGCGGGTGTACCACCCTGTGCAGCAATACGAGATTGTGACCTTGCTCTCATATCACGAATTTGCTGCAATCTATCAGCGATTGAAAGTTTAGATTTAGCAGCAGCAGGAGTAGCGGGAGCTGTTACGGGAGTAGTAGCAACAGGTTTTTGTGAGGATTGACGAGCACGATCACGCTGTGCTGCCATCATTGCTTCTCTTCCTCTAACTTGCGCTGTAGATGAAGTAGCAGCGGCAGGTGTTACAGGAGTAGCACCAACACGAGCAGCAGCGTTACCAGATGTTAATGGTCTAGCACCAGCAGGAAGTTTATATCCGCCAGGACCACTACCATCTGCAGACCTGTAACTCATTGCTCCTGGAATAGTCCTAGGATTTTTAACAGATGCAGCGAAGTTATCTTCGGGGGTTGAAGGTTTTGTGTCTGCTGGTTTTGTGTCTTCTGGTTTTGTACTGCTATCTGTACTGGTACCACGGATGTCAGACATTTTACTATCACGACGAGCCTGATTTGCTGCGTCTTGTGCTGCCTTTAGCTGAGCAGGAGTCATTCCACTAGTGGTTGACTGACTACTTGGTTTTGCTTTTCTTTGATTAGTACGACCTTGATTCATCGTAGCACGACGTGCCTGACCAAGAGTATACCCTTTAGCTTGAAGTTCTTTTACCTTAGCATCACCACCACCGTCACGGTAGATTTGATCTTCAACCTCTTTTCTTTTAGCAGCACCATCTTGCTGTGCTTTAGTCAATTCATCGTATGCACCACGATTGGGAACAATCTTATCCCGATTTTTTGCAGCAGCCTCAGCTTCTCTTGCTTTTCTTTCTTCATACTCTTTGACAGACTCACCAGGTTTTAGTATTCTGACAACCTCATCAACTTGCTCTGCTTCAGGTTGCTCATAAACCTGAGCAACTGCATCCATCATTGATAATACTTCTTTAGGAGTAATCCTATCCATGAATCAATTCTCCGTGATCATTTCAAACCACTGTTCGCTCATTCCTTGAATGATGGAATCTGCAGAATCAGAATCGGTTGCGTAACCTTCCTCAATGAGGTGTGTTACAACCTTTTCATAGATTTCTTTTGTCTCTTTTAATTGCTTAGGGGAAGGTTTCATCGCTAGACACTTTTTCTATATTCTTATTTATTCAAGCGATAAGTTCAATAAACTCCCCCAAAACTTTCTTGTTCATCTTCTTGTTTTTCAAACTCTTTGCAAATGCAGATTTGATTTTTGCTTTGGTTGCACCTTCATCAACATCAAACTCAGAATCATTGGCAAGTGAATTTGCAGAAAGAGCAAAATAAGTATGATATCCAGAATCATAAAGTGCAAATGCACGCTCCTTTTTCCAAGTCTTGATAGTCTTTTCTGTCATGACAGAATTCCAACCACAGGAACGTCGGATGAAACTATTGGCATCACGAGATTCAAGGAGACGAATACCAATGAAGTTTACTTCAGGAAAACTATCACGAATATCCCTGATGAAGATTTCAGTCATTTCCCACCAATCACAATCAAAAGAATAAGTATTGCCAGTTTTACGATTTCTCAGAAAAGAGTTACAACCAAGAGCTCCAATACCAAGGAAAGGTTCTGCTTCCCAACGACGCTGAACTTCTTTGTGATACTTCATACCACCTGCTTCACCATCACTCAGAACAACACACTGAACTTTCTGAACTTTGTTCTCTTTCTTGAAATGGGGAATCAGTTGATGTAGAGAAATAAACGCTTCATTGAGAGGAGTTCCAGAAAGACTCAATCCAGTAGGGATGGGAATATTTGCCCAATGAGTAAAACTCCAAGCAAGACGGAAGAAGTTCTTCATCTGTTGCTCAAGATCTTTCATCTTAGTTTTGCTAGTGAAGATGTTCATCATAGAGAACCACTCATTGACAGCAATAAGACCTTCACGCTTCTTGTAAGCATAACCTTTCACTTCTGGCTTACCATCCTCATTAGTGACAATCTTGGGATATTCATTCGTGAAAGCATAAACCTCAAAAGGAATATTCACCTTCTTACAGAACCACATAAGATTGAACAGTTGCTTCAAAGTGTCCTGAAGAACAGTACCCATTGAACCAGACCAGTCCAGAACAAAAATCAGACCGTGATTTTTACCATCAGCAAGAGTAGTGACTTTCTTGAAGAGGTCTTCATTGTACTTGTAGGTGTGAAGTTTAGAACAATCCAGCACACCAGTGCGAGCAGTAGTGGCACGAGCATAAGAGTCTGCTGCTTTCTTGCACTCAAACTCTTTCACAAGATAGTTGACTTCCTTCTGTGCAGAACGTTTGAACTTCACAAATTCATTATCAATGTGATAGAAGACTTCATCTTTGACAAGTTCATTCCTATCCATCCACTCATCCCATTCAGCAAATCGTCCATGGATTTCAGAGTTATCAACAACAAACTTGTTCATCTCAAGTTTGGGGAGTTCAACATAAACATTCTCAAATCCATCCATAGAAGCAAGTTGTTTGATTGCCTCTTCCAGATTATTCATCGTGGAAACTTCTGGTTCATCATTATTGGTTCCACCATAGGAGTCACTCTCCCCAGGTTCTTCAGATTCCCAAGGATCTGTTTCCTGTTCAGTAGGTTGAGAATCATCACTTTCTTCCATTCCTTCACTTTGCTGTTGAGGAACTTCTGAGATATCATTACCACCTTCTTGACCACCTTGCATTTGCAGGTCATCAACCTTGGTCTTCATTTCTTCTTGACGCTTACAAAACTCATAAAGTTCTTTAGAAACTTTCAGAACATCATCAAAAGTCTCAGTATCAGCAATCTTCTGACAAAGTTCTTTTTCATCATCTTCAAAAGGAACTTCTACGAAGTTACCAATCTTGAAGTAAAGGTTTGCCTTATCAGCAAGATTCATCTTACTGATGTCTTCATCAGCAACCTGGAAAAAATCTTCATCGGCAAGTTCGGAATATCCACGATAGAAAGTTTTGGAGATACCAGCATATCGACGCTTCATCAGTTTCTCAATGCGAGCATCTTCTACTACATTGACGAACTGCGGTGGAATCTTGATTTCTTTCAACCAGTTACGGTCAGGAGTGTAGAGAGCGTGACCAACTTCGTGACCAACCAACATATCATAGACCCGACCACTTGCACACTCCCACATCGGCAGAGTCAGCACACGAGTGTGAACGTTGAAACAAGCAGTCTCCACTTTCTTGTGCTCAACCACCAGGTCTTCCGTTGCAAGCAGTTTAGCGAGTTGAGACTTGATTTCGTGGGAAACGGTCATTGCTTGGTTGCGTATGGACCTATTATACAAAAAAAGAGGGTCTTGCGACCCCCTCCTGTGCCAGTTTAAAAAGTGGATCACTCACTCTTAAGTTTGGTGTTATATTTTCTACCACGCCATGTAAACTCTTTCTTACCTGCCTTTCTAGCAGCGGCAAAAGTCCTATCAAAGTCAGCGGCAGCATTTCTTCTGTTTTCAGCATCTGCTTTTGCGATTTCTTGCTTCTCCTTGTTCGCTTCAGCAGAACGCTCACCAGTTGGTTCTGGTTTTGGTTGAGATGCTGCTTTGGTCTCTTTCTCCTGTTGAGCAAGTTTTATTAGTTTTTGCTGCTCTCTTTCCATACGTCGTGCAGCACTATCCTTATTAGCCTTATCAACCACTGCGTTAGTTAAACCTGCAGTACCAGCAGCTACACCTAAAGCACCAGCGGCGGTCATTGCCTTGTTAGCCGTGTTTACTGCTCTCACAGTATCAGCTACTTTAGATACTTTTACAGATTTAGCAGTTTGCCCAAAATTTGGTTTTGGTGCGGATGGTTGAACAACTCTAGTATTAGCGTTAGTTCTGGGGATTACAGTTGCACCACCAGCATTTTTTCTAGGTTGAGTAACCTTAAATTCAGGTTTTGGTGTTTGACCACCAGGTCTTAACTCTGGTTTTGATGTTTTATATGGAGTAGATTTAACTGCATTAGGTCCAAACTCTGGTTTTGGTGCTGGTGGTTGAACCTTAGTTGGGGACGAACCCGAAACTACTTTTGGCTTTGCTGCAGGAAATAACTTAAGTTTTAACTGTCCTGGAGTTTGAACTGGAGTTGCCTTTGGTTGTGGAGGTTTAGGACTGGGACCAGGCATAGGGTCAGTTCCTGTAAATGGAGTTCTTCCACCAGTGAAGTTTTGTGCTTTACCAGTTTTAGTAAGAAGTTTGCCTTGAAGAGGAGTTCCTTCAACTTTTTTTACAACCTGCTTTACTGCTTGTTTAGCACCAGGTTTCTTAAGAACACCAGACATATATCCAACTGCTTTGAGCACATTCAAAAGTGCTTTACCCCTGTTTTCAGTAAGCAGTCCGTATTCGTGAATATTATCTTCGTAGAGATAGTTTACGACTTCAGTCGCTTCTTCATCATCAATACCTCGCTCAATAAGATATTGATATACCTCTTCGTAAAAGTTCTCCATCTCTACAAATACTTTTTAGATATTTATATTAATCAGAGACTTTCTTTGAGAATCCTTTAATCTTGTCAAACTTGATTGTGCTCTCAAACTTGTCCTGCATATCCGTCTTATGAGAGATCACAAAAATGTTTGCATCTTTAATTACATAACGAATAATCTTGAGGAACTCATCTGTTCCAAACCCATCAAGGGAAGAGTCGAAGACTTCATCCATAATCAGCAGGTTGGTGTTTACAGAGTTTTTGACACGCGCTACTTCACGCCAAGTGAAGAGTAGGGC